CATGGATCAAATGAAGAAGGGGCAATTTGGTCACTTGAAGGAAGGAATACTGTTGCCATCAAAGGCGGCTTAACTAGTATAGCTAATGCAGCAGTAAGTTTAATTTATTTAGGTTACGGATCTTCTGGTGATCTGTGTTTGTCATTAACAGACACCTCATTAACTGGTAGTTCAAACACCATGTTAATACAGGGTAACTATTTAAATGCTTACCCACATACTATTACAGCAGTAAAAGCGGGTGGCGCTATGACTGGTGGGATTGAAGGCAGGGCAGATAGGGGGGTTGCTGTACCTGCTGGATGGCTGATTAAACAAATAATATAAACAAAAACCCCTCTTTACGAGGGGTTTTTTCATTCCATACCAAGTTGATTGTTCATCTCTTCTGCGTAATCTTCAATCTGCTTAATTAATGCGTCTTGAAATTCTTTGCAGTCGATTAGGTGGGATATGTCAGTTGTGCTGTCGTGTACATAGATGGCTGCTACATCATACTCAGCACAATCACTACCATTAGGCGGTGTATATTCTCCATATACATGAAATTTTACGTCTTTGTAGGTTATTTCGTCCATTTATCAATACTCTATATGCACGTTAGAAATAGATCCGCTAGCAATAGCAATCACCACTTTTTTAGCCTGTTCTTCTGATAGTCCGCAATGCTTAACCAATGAATTAAGCGCTGAGTTATTTACCGTCTTTCTATGCTCTACATTGGCCTTTCTATCGTCTTCTTTCTTCTTGTCAGCGTCTACTTTAGCTTGCAAACGCGACGCGATCTCTGCGACACGTAAACGCTCTTGCTCAATAGCTTCATCTGCAATACGCTGATCCCGTTCTGCCTGCAATAGCTCTTCTGCAATCCTATTTTGTTCTGCATCAATATCAAATTGCTCGTTATCAATTAACGCTTGAACGTGGTCAACTTTGACGCGTTCAATCATTTCTAAGCGCTCTTTCTCTGCTAGTCGTGCAGACTCTTTTAAATCTTCTTCATACTGCCATTCAGTAACTGGCAGCATAATTTCTGCATGTAGTTCTGTTAAGAACTTAATGCACTTACGGCCTGTAGCATCGACAATAGCAGGTAGTTTTTTAATTTCATCTGCAATTTCTTTACGGTGTACTTTTAAAATCTTATTGTGTTCAAGTGTTTTATCTGCCCATTCCGTTAATTCTTTGCGCCCTTGTTCGGTTGAAATATCAGGAACGTAAGAACGGGCCACAAATGCAATCGCATCAAGAATAGGATCAATCTTTCCTTCTTCTGTGAAGTAAGACTTAATCTCTTCCTTATCAACCTTGATCAACTCACCATGCTGATCGATAACCTCAATTACGCTATTTTTTTCTACTGTGGATACTTTCATTTTTACTTCTCCTAGTATGTAACATTAAAATATTTACTGCCCTTCGGTCTTCTGACAACAACCTCTGGCAACCTAACCAACTCATGCTGCCTGTCTACTATTTCATCAATCGAGCAAGTCATTAAGTGCTGTGCTTGGCATTTCTTCAAAAAGTATAAAACACGATTTTCAGATAAGAACTGCGCCACCGGTAGAATGCTCGTTCCTTCGTCCATCGTCCAATCAATACGAAGAGTAAACCTTCCCTGTTTCTCATGTTTGCGTAGACGCATTGCCACCACAGGTAACTCGCGCGGTGTTGTGGTATCAGTGGCAGCTTTACGCTCTAACTTGTCGTTAGGGTCGATTAACTCAGCGCCACAATCTGTGCAGTGTCGTGCAGACAGGCTATTTATTGAATCGCAAGCATCACACGTTTTAGATAAGAAACGATATTCGCAACGAGTACCATCATTTACGACACCGTGGCAACGCTGGGCCATGAGTGAATTCTCTGCGTTACACTCTGGACATAATTGTACATCACCTTGCTTATCTTTGCGCTCTTTTAAATCAAGTAGGCCAGAAATAACCAGATCATCGGATAGTGCGAACCGCTCTAAATTCTCGCCAAAGTCTAGGACTAAGCAATCCATCTTTCCTTCGTAAAAATCAGATAGACGATTAGTTTGACCATATGACTTTAACCAGCTAGGTGCATACAAACGGCAACCACGGCCTAGCATTTGAATTACTAACCCTACCGACTCAGAAGCACGTAACAGCGCAACACAGTCGATAATAGGGATATCCGTACCAGTGGTAAGTGTGCCGTAGTTAATGATGTATCGGTGTTTACCATCGCGGGCTTCCTGCAATAATCTGGCCCGTTCTTTCTTGCTTGTCTTGCCAGTGATAAGAATAGATGAATCTGATTCAGGTAAATAGCTGCGGATCTCTTCTGCGTGCTTTATAGATGATGCAAAGATAATGCAACACTTACGATTTTGCAGATCCATAATACCGACCAGATCATCTATAATCTGGCGCGTAAGACGCTCATTATCTAGTGTAAGTGCATCTACCTCGGACTGCTTAAACTTACCTTTAGAATCGGTTTTTAGTGCAAGCAAACTGTATGTTGAATCTGATACGCCGATGCTATATGGAACAGTCCAGCCTTGTGATGACAGTTGTTCGCTTGTGATTGAATAACAAACGCTTTTAAATGTAGAGCCAGCAGACACAAGCTTAGTCTTAAAGCGCACCGGCGTTGCTGTTAGTCCTAAAATACGTATTTTTGGATTGATTGATCTGAAATGAGTAAGTATTTTTTGAGATGAAGAATCAGGATTCTCAGAGATCATCTGGCATTCATCCGATATTATCAGCGCGTATTCATCACCAAAGTCATCAAGATTATTTAACACACTCATAGGTGTGGCAAATACAGCGTGATTTTCTACGCATTTATGCCCCAATGAAGCGCTGTAAATAGACGGTTTCTCTCCAATTTCACGAAATTTATTCGCGTTCTGTTCGGCCAAATCACCATTAGGTACAAGAATAAGCGTACGTTTATTTGCTTGCTTTACCGTTTGCGCAAGCATGGCAACAATGATGCTCTTACCGGCTGCGGTGCTTGCGTGAACAATAGACGGATCTTTATTGGTTCTGATGTGCTTGATTGAAGCATCATAGGCATCTTGTTGATATGGGCGAGGAATTAACATTTAGTCACTCGAATAGGTTTGCGCTGGCTATTCCGCCTTTGCCGTTTCTGATTGATTCGCCATTTGTTTTTATGTATGTTACCGCTCTATCTTCCATGTGCATTTCTTCTACTTCCCACATGAAAACCGATGTAATAACTTCAGGGTAAAAACTATGCGATTGGCAAACTGCTTTGCCTGATCCAATATCGCACCCGTTATTATAAGATGTGCAATTGTGGCAATGTGGCTTGATTGATGTAGGAACAGGGCAGCAATCACAATTAGGCATTGTTTCTGATGAAATAATAGAACGTTTATCATTGAATTCACTTTCATTAAATTCAATGGTAACAATTTTTACCTCTTCATTAATTGCATTGCATCCATAATATAAACCATTATTAACGCCAGCCAATCCACACATGTAATTTAATAGCTTGCTTTGGTTTGCTTCTGGTTTATTGAAATATAAATCAAATAAACATACGTATTCAATTCCATCTTTTGATTGATTGCCATTTGGTAATTTATCGAAACCAATCATGCGTAAATTATTTTCAAACGTTCTAGTTTCAATTAATCGTCTAAACTTAGCCCGCACTTGTTGGGCTGTTAGTTTATCTGGTGATTTATATTTATTTTCACGCAACCACAATTCACGATCACATACGTTTAAATTAAGTTCGTATTCTGGATCATCTTGCATGGTTGACCATATTTCGTCTAGTTTGTTTTTCATGTGACACCAAGGAAGATGGGCGGCGGTGGATTGCCGCCTTGGTTTATGACAGACTAGAAGGGAACATCGCTATCTTCTTCTACTAAATCTGGATCAATCGATTCCGCTTGCTTTTCTTCTACAGCTTCTTCTGCTTCAGTCTTCGTTTGTGGCTTAGGTGATGCACCCGCTGGCGTTGCCTTCTTGAAGTTATTAGCCAAGTAGAACGGTCCTTTCTGTTCACCACCTGCTTCTGGTTTCGGCATAAATGGGTACATATCAATAATTACTGGCTTATTGCATAGGCGGGCTAGATCAATCGCCTTAATATCTTCAGGATTGCACTGTGGTAGAGCTACACCTACTGCATTAAATAGGCCTACCATCAAATTAATGGCCTTATCTTGCTTGGCAATCGCCTTTTGCTTGTCATCTTCTTTTAACTTTGCGTAGTCAGAAGGCAAATAAAGATTGATATTGGTAAAGAAAGTGCGCTTTTTGAATTCACCTTCTGTAATGGTAAATTGCAAACTGATCTTTTTACCGAAATCACCATCTTTAATTTCTGTTTTGCTAATCAAGCCTTTACGATCACCTTTAGGAATTGTGGCGAAATCATTTGATTCATTAACACCAGTTGCTTCTTTACCGTTAGATGTTTTCCAGAAGTTTGACATTATTTATTACCTTTTGAGAAGAATTTAATTGAGTTTAAAAGTGGGTTTGTGCCGTGTGGTACTAGAATACGGCTATCTAATTCATAACGATTTTTAGCGGTTGCATAGCCTACGTTACCGGCGTTTTCTGTTACCAAGTAGCGATAACCAGTCTGGATAAGTTTACCGTATTTGGTGATGACGCCTTTTTTGTCTGTCTTTTTTCCGTCCACAAATTCTTCTTGTGTTAGGAATAAAACAGCATCTACAAGGTTTACGTATACTGGCAAACATGCAGGCGGTAGATCCAAGTTATAAATGCAATATTCGTCCGATGATGGCCCTTGTTTAAACTTCTGTATTCCAAGGTGAGACAAGAAAATAACAGCAATACCGCATTTCTTCGCTAGATACTCGCATGCATTACGAACGTCATTATGCCAATCACGCAATGCTAACAAACCCTTTCCATAGCCGCCGTGTGCTTCGATGATGTTTGTCGCGCCTTCTGAATCGCACAGCTCGCGTTCAAAAAGGATATGAAGCGCTGATACGGTATCAATGACTAACGTCTTAAATCCGTGATTCTTATCAGTTGCCAGCCAGCGTAATTGAGCCATAATTTCATTCTTTGTACTAACTGGCGCATATGGCTTAGATTTTGGCAATTCAGGTAAAAGCATGGGCTTGTCTGCATCATCCCATGAATCAAAAACAGATTCACCGCTTTCAGCCTGTATGAACACAGCATTAGGAAACATTGCCGCTAGTGATGACTTTCCCACCCCTGCAGCACCAACTAGTGTAACCATCGGTGCGCGTTGCACTGGCTTACTTGGCGCATAGCTCATTTTCTAACTCCACTATTTTAAGATAAGGATTTAGTGATTTAATCCTAACCATTGATGAAAACATTGATTTCTGTTCTAGCGTACCGTTGTTCATCAGTTCTGCTAGTTCATAATCACTTACTTCGTGCACTTCATTCAGATGAATCGGCAAGTATTTATGTTCTTCTCTGGCCTTCTTAAATTTGGGAACGTCGATTGTATACTCATTTCTAGTGTGGATGAATAGTTTTGTACCATCCTCTAGCGTATACCATTTTTGCCCAATGTAATCGTGACCCATACGTCTTATTAACTGATCTACTAATTCGCGCTCTTTGGCGCGTAGTGCGTTTAGTTCAGTGCGTAGGTCGGTGAGTTGTTTGATTGTTTCTTTCATTAGTTAGTACCGCAAGGAAGTAAATTATTTCTATCTAGTTCCATCTCGCCTATAAGCGCTTCGCGTGGGCAGGTGTAGCTAGTTGACTTGTAGTTACCATAATAATTATTGCCATCAGGCATTTCTATGTGATAGCTGTTTCCCCAATCTTTATGAACTGATGCACTCTTCTTTATCATCCATTCAAGCATGGCGGCCATTTGTATGAGTTGCTCTTGGGTGTATTCCATTTTCTCTCTCCGTTCCGTTGTGTGTTGCGATGACTGCATAGTAAACTACTAAAAAATACTTTGCAACATTATTTTGCAAATAATTTAAAAATAACTGGTTGTCTCTATGTCGTTATCGTGTTCATAGCGTAGTTTATTGGCTGCTTTTAGTAGCGCTGCAACTACTCTTTCGTCATCTTGAGTGTATGAAGCCTCTTCTATAATTTCAGCCTTAAATAGCTGCCATGCTTTGTGAGCTGTGTCGATGCATGGGTAAGATCCTATATTTGCCTCTGCACCGTTTACGCTGCATCTAGCAATAAATCTGGTTTTCTTTCTGTTAACACCAAGCGGATAAGCACCACGCCCTGACTCCCTTGTGAGAAACAGATTATTTACTTCATTGCTCAAAAATACGCAATTTTCAGGACTATATAGCTGTGTTGGCCCTTTTATTAAGTCCTTACTTAGCTGTCTACCTTCTACTTGTTGCTGTTCTGCCCATCGTTTAAAGTTGGAAAATACAAGCCATTCATCGCACACTATCGAAGACGAAAACGAGTAATTTTTAGAGTAACAGCGCTTTAGCATTGAATCCCATGCTTGATATATCGGGCATACAACCTTAACACCATTTACTAGCGGCCTTATTTTATAATCAGCATCATTGATACCTACACCGCAAACTAACTTCCCCATTATCTACTCCTAGATATTATTGTTTCATACTAACACATATAAAATAATTTTGTAATTTAATTTTACTTGTGTTATGATTGTTGCAACTAAATCTTGTAACTAAAAGGAAAAACAAATGAGCGATCAAACCATGCTGGATAAATTATTCGAACACTTCGGCGGGCCTAACAAAATGGCAGGTGTTCTGGATATTAGCTCTCAGAATTTGCAACATTGGATCAAAAACGGTGAACCACCGGCAGCAATGGCTATCAAAATTGAGCGCCTTACTTATGGCAAGTTTAAAGCTGTTGATTTGGTGAAACCAAAATGAGCGCACCTGTAATTGAACTAGATGAATACCAACAAATGGTTTTTGATCGCGTTTTATGCCTTGTAAATGCAGGACAGCACCACCACGTAGCGCTACGTGGTGAAGGTGGCACAGGCAAAAGCCAGATTATTAAGAAACTTCTAACGCATTATGGCGATGATGCTATCGCCGCATGCCCTACCAATGACGCTAAGAACATTCTTATCGATGGGCTAGGCGATGATTGCCCTGCAATGGTGGTGACGTGCCATAAGCTATTGAACAAGCGAGCACATACGGTTAACGGGGTAGAGCAAAGGGATTCTAGCGGTAACATCATTTTTTCTGAGTCTGTACCCATCAGAGAAAACGTTAAGCTGATTATTGTCGATGAAAGCTCAATGCTATCTGAGCAAATGGCGCTGGATTTGATTGATAAGGCAAAGCATTGCGTTTTGTTGTTTGCTGGCGATCACCATCAACTAAAACCGGTTAAAGCAGAGGCGTTCTTTCAAGAGCTAAATGCTGAAACCTACACACTCACTAAAAACTGGCGAGCACATACCGCGCCGGATCTTATGGCGTTTCTGGGGCGAGTACGCGGCATTAAAGATGATGAAATTGTAGATTTTGAAGCAACAGAGTCAACCGTCGATGCAATCTCTGATGCAGTGATCAAGTACGGATCAGAAATCATGGTAATGGCCCATACGCATCATATTTGTGGGCAAGTTAATGATGCGGTACGCGCTAAGAAAGGCTTTACAGAATTGTTTGCTGCTGGTGATGAAATTATTATTGATTCAGCATTGAAGACGGTAGATGGTTTGTCATTGGACGCTGGAACTAAGATCAAGATTGCATCAGCAGAAAAAGATCTTGGCCGGATTAATGGTGTTAGTTTTGATGTGTGGAGCATAAAATCCGTTGCTGGGCACGATGATTTCATGATTATCGATCAGCGTGGCATGGATGAAATAGAAATAAAATCATTAGGTAACGCGATCAAGCAGGCGCGGGATGCGTATTTTAAGGGTAATAAGCGCTCGCCTATCGCACTTGAATTCCCTTCTATCGTTCCACCAAATGCAAATAGAATGCCAGTCGTTTACGCATACTGCCGCACCGTACACCGCGCTCAAGGCGCGGGTGCTAACATTGCGATGTTTGTATGCAATGAGGCGAGTTTCTATAAGCCAGACGATTACAATCTGTTTTATACGGCGATATCACGCGCTAGGAAGCGGGCTATTGTTGTGCAGTTAGGTAAAAAGCACGGCAAGAAAATCACAGGTCAATTATTGAAAGTATAAAAAAAGCCCGTAACCGTTGCAGCGGTACGGGCTTATTACTTAGGATTTAGCATGAAATTCACAAAACTTATTTCACAGTCTCGCCTGTCTAAGCAATTCATTTTAGACGAAGACGGTAAATTACTCAAACAATCCGCTGCTGAAATGACGGATGGTTTCGCGCAGATCGTCGATATCCACTGGGAAGCGCTGGGCGATTACTTTGACAATCTAAACTACAAAAATGCGGTAACGTTTGGCTTGCCTATTATCGCAGATGGTGATGATTGGTCGCAGGTAGCTACATCGCGTGTGGCAAAAGATAATCCCGTACTGATTGCGCGTACCCGTGAATATTTTCAGTGGGGCGACCGTGATGGGATTATGGTTTTAGATATTGACTACATGCAAGGGTTTGACACCTCAGAATCACTGTATGAGGTTTTATGTCAGTGCTACCCACCATTAAGACGCGCACCGATGCTATGGAGGCCGTCGTCATCCAGCGGCGTAATGGGTAAAGGTATCTCAGGACAGCACTTTTTTGTGTGGTTAGATGACGCGCAACAAATTGCAGAGTGTGGCAAGGCGTTAAATGCGGCTTTGTGGGCGCATAAACACGGTGCTATTGCGATCAGTGAATCTGGCGCTATGCTGGTAAGGTCGCTGGTAGATACAACCGTATGGCAACCAGAAAGGCTTATGTTTGTCGCACCACCTTTGCTAGGCGATGGCGTTACCCGTACCAAGTATCATTTTAAATATTTCGGGCCGCTTGGCGAAGGGTTGAAGTTATCTGAAACAGATCTTTTCTTTGACGCTGATCTATTAAGAAGACAGATTGATGCCGCCAAGTCTCTAGCCAAACCTGATCAAGAAGTAGTCATAGAACGCAAGATTACCGCGCTGGTTAATGATGAAAAAATCACTTATGAATCAGCCAGTAATCACATCAGAAACCTGTTAGAAGGTGGATTATTACCGCCTGATCTATGGCTTTACCCGAAGGATAAGCCGCGTATTAAGGCGGGCGATCTTGGTATGCAATGGATGGCGGGCGAGTTAAAA